AATCCTTTTCGTACTTCTTCTGAAAATGAACGGCCTGACAACCATCCATACATTGCTGAACTCAACGCTGCCGCGGAGTCATCACCAAGGGCCTTCAATCGAAGATTAGCATTGAAGTCGGTGAAGTTGCAAAATTCTACAGGCACTATACACGCATAAACATACATATACATCAGAACTTGCCCAAGCGTGTTGAAAATAACCGTCGCGATATCACCCGAAGGCATACCCTTAGTCATATATATCAAGATACCGTAGATTGTTATAACTGTTGGTCCCCATGCCACACGTTCATAGTGGCGCCAAATCCTTCGAGCTAGCTCCTTAGAGCCGCAGATTCGCGCAAGCACGGACACAATCCAGTAATGGAATTCATGCAACCAATTCTTATCCCATTTCTTAACGTCAGCTGATAAGCACGTTTTAATGAAGAAGTCATCTGTAAGATCTTTCAACATATCGTGCCAACCGCCTCGCGAAAGCACAAAGGAAACAATTCCTGGAAAACCTCCAGCAGCACAGGCTGCCATAAATTTTCCGATGAAGTTCCCAATGAGCCTCCGACCAGTCATAGCTGCAGGCATTGCTTCACCTTGAAAGACTCGTCCTTTATCATCCGCCAATTTCTCGATCGGAAGACGTGCGTCTTTCAGCGACATTTTAGTCGCCCATGCATATACTGGAATTTCATCACTGCCACACACACGTTTATAATCCTCTTCGTGTATGTGCAGGAGCAAATCTCCGGCTTTCGCCATCCCCTCCAATTTAGTTTTTCCCAAATCTTTGAACCCAAAGCCAATAGCTGTTGTCATAGGCAACCCAGCCAAAAGGCCATCATTGGATCCATGTAAGGTTTCTGATGTGGACATTTCGGTCCAATTCCCACAAGATTCAAAAAGCCCCTCAGTCAGCATATCCAGTGCTAGCTGAAAGGCCAATGGATTCTTGATCACACCAGCTGGCGCTTTAAAGGTCTCCAAATTCTTTCTCAAGACTTTGGTATTAAACACAGTGGGCGCCTGACCACTGCGAAGGGTCCATGCAGAGCGATCTCGGAACTCACGTTTATTTTGAGTCGCTCCACGGTCTGATTCATTTAAATACATCTCCCAGTCATCATCAGACTTGATGACTGTGGTTGGGTACCCGGCACTTGTTTGAGCTATGCCAAGTTCTGTTATCTCAGGGACATCGGTCGTCACTGGAGTAAATCTTACTCCAAAGAACTCGTACCATTCGAACGGTATGACCATCGGTGTCCCTGGAGTTAAAAACCCAAAATGCCTGCATTGGCAGTGTAGATAGGAGAGAGTTTCGACAACTCCTGAATCTCCCTCAACGCTGCTTCCGTCCAGGCTGCTCCTTTACACAGGGGGCTCTTAACCATACCCTGAATGTGGTGAGCTACCACTCGGGCCCCTTGTCCATGAATGGGGCCATCCGTCATCAACACGGATCCACAAAACCCTGCAGCATGGTCAGTCTTATATAAGACCACACCATCACGCACTGTTGCTTCAACCGTGTCCATACCACACTTTCCTGTGACTGGATGACGAACAAAAAACTTCATCTTCTGTACCCCTTCATCTGGTACCGCAACCCGCATAGCGGGCCATGGTGCAGCCTGAATTGGCAAAGGTAAAGCTCCTTGGTCAATCATTGACAATTTGACGAACATTTCAGACCAAGGCTTCGTCACCTCCTTTGGGATGATGAATGAAAATCCCTTTCCATCACCTCCCCCACTAATTATTAGCATTTGCGTCTCTGCTCGATCCAGCAACTCCACATAATGCCAAGGCATATTCAGGCAATTGCCCACGCGCGAACAAGAACCCAAGGTCTGATTCCCCGCACGAGCATAAGCCAAAAAACGCGTGCCTTCATCTATGGCCATAAATGATTCATTTTGCATCAATCTATTTTGCTCCATTGAAAGCGTCAATTCGGCCTCAAGCTCTGGAGTTAATATAGACCCTAAATCTTCCAGAGACTCCTCAGCCTCTCTCTGTAGACTTCGCACGAGCGCTACTTCGTCCACATACGACAATCGCTGTCGCTCTTGGTGAATACTAGCAACTCCTCGCACGAACTCTGCATGTGCTTCTGGTCCTTTACTAAGGGCTTCTTGTGCCTCCACTTCAAGGTCCTGAACTGCATTTCGATCAATCAGTTCTTCAACAGCTCGTTGTGCACGAGCAGAGAGCGCTTCCTCCTGTAGGATAACTTGAACTTTTTTCAGCTCTCTCTTCTGCCGCACAGCTTCCTCCTTAAAACGCTGCACGCGTCGATCACGGGGCAATATATTTTCCTTTGATGTCAAAATCACTGAATGTGACTTATCCCCCGAAAACAAACGCGCAGGATGATCCCCGGCAGCTAATCCTTTCGCTCCTTGCAGGAGTTTCTTAAGATCTCCATTGTGCTGCGCGAGCTGGAGAATCTGATCTCCATTATCCACACTCAACCACTTACCTCTCAAATTGCTAATATCAAGTTCCTCACCTGAATCAGCATATTTGAGCACAAAGTCATTGAGCGCCTCCTGCTTCCAAGGAACCACATACAGTTCCCACAAATGCATAGCATAAGGTTTTCCCGTATTCGGATTCTGTATACATGAAACTTTACTAACCAATTGCTTCGTCTGCAACATTTCACGTGACAATCCACAACGCACGCATGCCTCTTTC